ATAATTCTCAATCTCTCTTTGCCAGTTAATCTTTAAAGACGCGGGACAAACAATTAATATTTTTTTAACACCCGTCTCTAACGCGGCAATAATTGTTGATGTTGTTTTACCAAGACCCATATCATCAGCCAAAATAAATCTTTTTGACCCCGCCAATTTTTCAATCGCAATCCTTTGATGATCTAACGGTGGTCGGTGAGAGTACTTTGAATAATCAATCTCAACTTTTTCTATCTTGTGGGTTTTAATGAGTGCCGATTTTGGAACCCAAAACTCACTTAACTTATCGTTATCAAAAAATTTACCCCAAATATGATACGACTTTTCTTTCTCAACCAAAAGTTTTTCTATGAATATTTGTTCGGGGACTTGTAGTAGATATCTTTCTTCTGAAAACTTTTTAGCAAAGTAAGAATCCAACTCAACCCACTTTCGAGCCACCTTAGGTGTTGTGTCGTAATACGTCGTAATGTAATCTGCTTGAGTTCTTGTTGGGTAAAATTTACTTGATACTTCCTTCTTATTTTTTAAATAAAGTATATAGTTATTCGCACCACTATAGGTGTCGAGCAAATCCAACGCCTTATGTTCAATAAGTGATTTAGTATTCTCCAAAATATCTTTTTAATAAAAATAACAATAAAAAGAATATTTATCAAGAAAAACGTATTATGCAAAGTAGTGTTCCTATAAGTAGATTGGGTAAATTTTTTGGAGATCGTGATTTTGAGTTAGAAATTGGGATGGGTCAAGAATGGCTTATCGGTGATATGAATTTCACTTGTGTCCTTTATAGGGTTGATAAGAACAAAATTAAAACCGACGATGTCTATGGGGAAGTAGTTCAGGATGGTATTAAATTTTTACCTCCCGTTGAGTTTAATGCTTACGTTGGGATTGCGGCTCCCGATAATAAATTTTTGGGATCAACAAGAATGGATCAGATGGAACCCGGAAATATTACAATGTCAGTTTATTTAAAAACATTAGAGGATTTAGATATCGATATTGATTTTGGGGATTACATTGGATATTACGATAAAGAAAATTTTGTTAGATATTATACGGTCGTTAATGATGGTCGTGTAGTTTCGGATTTAAAACACACATATAAAGGCTTCAAACCCTTTTATAGAACAATAATAGCGGCTCCTGTTGGACCAAATGAATTTAGAGGATTATAATGGGACTACCAAAGAAATCAGTTAAACCATTCATACCTTTGAACTACCCTAAAACTCTTTTACCGAGAAGGGAAGAAATTAAAGATATGATAACTAAGGACGGAACTTACCTTCCTAAGTCATTACTTCATGCCGATTTAGATGGGGGATTTTTAGATTTTGTTAAAGGAACTCTTAAAATTTCGTCAGAAGGTAAAACAATTCCTGTTGTTGATATTTTGGTAACAACTCAAAACTGGTCTCAATTTGTCCAAACGTGGGACATACAAAACATTGATAAAAATATCGAACCCCCTTTTATTACGGTAATTAGAAACCCTGAAGTGAAATATGGTAATAACCCTGCGGTTATGTATAATATACCAAATAGAAGAATGTATTACTATATGGAAGTCCCAACTTGGGATGGGAATAGAGTTGGTGCCGATATTTATAAAATACCTCAACCAGTTCCTGTTGATATAAAATACACGGTGGCAATTGTGTGTAATAGAATGAGGGAAGCCAATACTCTTAATAAAAGAATAATGGAGACGTTCGCATCAAGACAAGCGTACCAAACAATTAAAGGACATTACATTCCAATCATTAATGATGGTATGTCAGATGAATCTTCATTAGATTTAGAGAAAAGAAAATATTATATCCAAAAATACGAATTCACAATGATGGGGTTCTTAATTGATGAGGATGAGTTTGAGGTTTACCCTGCATTATCAAGAACGTTCCAAATGTACGAACTTGATCAAAGACCGGCTAAAGGTCCACAAAAGAAACAATCTCCCATTCAACCTGAAGTTATTACATTATCTTACGTTGGTAATACAACTCAAGAATTTTATTTTGAATATGAATGTGATTTATTATTTGAGGACTCCGTAAATTTGGACTCATATTCAGTTTATATAAACGACCAATATTATGGTGATGACGTAAACAGAATTCAGATTAATAATGGGGATACTTTAAGAATTGATGTTGTCAAACAAGATCCATTGTTAGATGGTAGTGTTTCCTACTCTCAGTTCTTAGTTTAATCTTCCCCGTATATATCTTTTTTCTCCTTACATTTTTCAAAAATAAGGTTCTCTAAAAACTTATACATTTTAATTCCCCTCTTATCACAATACTTCTTTAGTGTTTCGTGAGATTCGATTGAAATTTTTAAATTTTTTATCTTCTTAATATCTTTATCCATAGGGCAGAAAAAAGGCAGAATAAAATCATACCAAAATATAAATACTTTCTATAATGTAAAGTTTTTCCTTTTTTCTATAATATTTATAGGTAAATAAATAAGTAAAAGACATTTTTAAATTATGGCAACAAACAGTAAGGTTTTTGTTTCTCCTGGTGTATATACTTCTGAAGTTGACTTAAGTTTTGTAGCACAAAGCGTTGGGGTAACTACATTAGGTATTGCAGGTGAGACTTTAATAGGTCCTGCTTTCGAACCGATCTTTATTACAAGTTTCGATGAATTCCAAACCGTATTTGGTGGGACTTCACCTGAAAAATTTGTTAATACTCAGATCCCTAAATACGAAGCGGCCTACATCGCAAAAGCATATTTACAACAATCTAACCAATTGTTTGTAACTAGAATATTAGGTTTATCTGGTTATGATGCGGGACCATCTTGGTCAATAACAACGGTTGCAAACGTTAATCCTGCAACAATCAATCAATGGTGTTTAAGTTCTGTAACTGATTTTGATACTTGTGTTACAACTTGTGTGACACCTAAAGTATTATCATTCTCAGTACCATTTACGGCTTGTACTAATGGAGAACAAACGATCGGATATAACGGATCATTCCCTTCAATTATAGAGGATATTCTTGCACAACAATATGAAGAATTTAATGGGGACACATCAACATTAGAAGCTCAAATTAATAGTTTGATATTTGGTGTAATTACAAGTGATAATCCGTACACCGCTGAAGACGAACAAATCGCATATTTTGGTTCTATCGATACAGATGACTACAACACATTAAATGGTGCTGGTTGGACGGCAGAAACAAACGTATTCGAAGTCCCTTCAGTTTCGTTGGATGCAACTGATCTTATGTCATCATTAAATGACTCTTGGTACTACGCATTATTTGCTAACACTGGTAATACAAATTATTCAGGTTATTCATTCTTTACATATGTGTCAGGTTTAACGGCTTACTACCCTAACCCAACATCAACTCCTCAAGCGTCGGCAACACCGACACCAACACCATCATTTGTTAACCCTTGTATTACCCCATCACCTTTTACTTCACCAACACCAACACCAACACCGGTTAATATTGATTGTTATTCAGGTACGGTTGTGGGTAAAATTTATTACTACACGGGGACATCTTATGTTGATTACGATAACGTAGTTGTTGCAACTTTAAGATCAAGAGGTTTATCAACTTATACCACAGACACAAACCCAATGTATTCAGTTACGGGTGTAACAGATGTTTCTTTAGATATGACAGGACAATATTCTGGTGTTCTTAAGAACCCTTATTTAACATTTGCGGTAAATGCAAAAGATAAATTTGGAACAAACTTTACGTTTGAAACATCATTAACACAAAATGATCCTGAGTATATCACAAAAGTGTTTGGAGTTAGTAACTTCCAAAAACCAAGAATTGAGGTTCCAATATTTGCGGAAGAAGTATTCCAATCATTCTTAAATTATTCTTGGAAAAAAGGATACATTAGAGGATTAAACTCTGAGTTTATTGAATTAGATTCTGCTCAAAGCGGTGACCCTAATTCAATTGGGTGGTACTTAGACAGATGGCAAACACCTAACTCACCTTGGGTTGTATCTGAATTAAGAGGTAATAAAGTTTATGACTTATTTAGATTCTATACAGTTTCTGATGGTGATGCGGCAAACACATTAGTTAAAATATCGATTATTAATCAAACATACAACAACTTAACGTTTGACGTATTAATTCGTGATTATTTTGATACCGATGCAAATCCAGTGGTTATTGAGAAATACACTAATTGTACGATGGATCCGGGACAAAATAACTTTATCGGTAATAAAATCGGAACATTAGACGGAGAATACATATTGAATTCTAAATATGTTATGGTTGAAATGAATGAGGACGCACCTATCGATTCACTTCCTTGTGGATTTAATGGATTTAATTTTAGAAATTATGCGGGAGCTAACTCACCATTCCCAATCATTAAAGGTAAATACGATTTCCCTGGTGAAGTTATTTATAACCCACCATTTGGTTTATCAACAGGTAACGATGATGCTTTAATTAGCCCAGGAGACAATGTAAGAAGAACATACTTAGGTATATCTAATAGCCTTGGATGGGATCCGGCTTACTTCGAGTATGTTGGTAAGAGAAATCCAAACAACACTTGTGATATAGATGGTTTACCATTTAATTACAGGTCAGCAGGTTTCCATATGGATGTTAACGCTAGTGGATTAACAATCGGACCTGAGTTCTCAACAAGTGGTCAAACAAGATTTATTTGTGGTAACTCACCGTTCATTACAGATCCTGAATTACCAACAAATGCTTACTACAGATTATTCGCACGTAAATTTACATTCTTAGTACAAGGTGGATTTGACGGATGGGACATCTATAGAGAGTGGAGAACTAACACGGACGAATTCGAAATCGGTAGAAGAGGGTTCTTACGTGGATCTTGTCCATCAACTAGATACCCTAACGCAACAGGATGGGGAGCATTTAAACAGATTTCTCTTGGTGATGGTACTCAGAATTGGGCGAATTCAGATTATTACGCATACCTATTGGGTCAACAAACATTCGCTAACCCTGAGGCAACAAACATTAATGTATTCGTTACCCCTGGTATTGATTATGTTAATAATAGTAACTTGGTTGAGTCGGCAATTAATATGATCGAATTCAGTAGAGCGGATTCACTTTATGTGTGTACAACTCCTGATTATGATTTGTATTTACCAACAACAACAGGTATTGACGGATTTATTTACCCAACAGAAGCGGTTGATAATTTAGATAACACAGGTATTGACTCTAACTACACGGCAACTTACTACCCTTGGGTATTAACTCGTGACAGCGTTAACAACACTCAAATCTATATTCCACCAACGGCTGAGGTAACAAGAAACTTGGCGTTAACCGATAACATCGCATTCCCTTGGTTCGCGGCGGCAGGTTACACTCGTGGTATTGTTAATTGTGTTAAAGCTCGTAAGAAGTTAACTCAAGAAGATAGAGACATTCTATATGTTGGTAGAATTAACCCAATCGCAACCTTCTCTGATGTTGGTACGGTAATTTGGGGTAATAAAACTCTTCAAGTTAGAGAATCTGCACTTGATAGAATCAACGTTAGAAGATTGTTATTACAAGCTCGTAAATTAATTTCAGCGGTGTCTGTAAGATTATTGTTTGAACAAAACGACGCACAAGTAAGACAGGACTTCTTAAACGCGGTGAATCCAATCTTAGATGCAATCAGAAGAGATAGAGGTCTTTACGACTTTAGAGTAACGGTTTCTTCAAGTCCTGAGGATATTGATAGAAATCAATTGACAGGTAAGATTTACATCAAACCTACAAGATCTCTTGAGTTCATCGACATCACATTCTACATTACTCCAACAGGAGCATCGTTTGAGAATATATAAGATGGTTTATTATTCAAATACAAAGGGGGACGAAAGTTCCCCTTTTTTTATTTATGGTGATATTTATTAATATGAATTACAAAAAAATTGTTAGAGAAGTTATATCTGAGATCATTCACGATCAAATGAAACCTACAATGAAGTATTATGCTTTTGACTGGGATGATAATCTAATGTATATGCCAACTAAAATTTATCTTAAAGACGATAAAGGAAAAAGTGTTGGTATGTCGACGGAAGATTTTGCAGAGTATAGAACCGAAATCGGTAAAGAACCTTTTGAGTATGAAGGACACACTATCGTATCGTTCGATGAGAACCCTTTTAGGGACTTTAATGTCCCGGGTGATAATCAGTTCTTAAAGGACGCGATGAAAGCTCCTACAGGTCCTGCATGGAGTGATTTTGTTGAGGCGGTTAATAACGGATCAATATTCTCAATTATCACAGCTAGAGGTCACACACCTTCAGTTCTTAAAAATGCGGTTTACAATTTAATCAAGAAAAACAAACACGGAATAAGTGAAAAAGAATTGGTTAAAAACTTAAGAAAATATCGAGAGTTGGCAGATGAAGAAGATTTAAGTGATGACGAATTAGTAAGAACTTATTTAGATATGAACAAATATCACCCTGTAAGTTTCGGAGAAGGTTCGGCTACCAACCCTGAAGAGTCAAAAGTAAAAGCAATGAAAGGATTTATGACTTATGTTCAAGACCTTTCTAGACAATTACAAGAAAAGGCATTTATGAAAAACAAGATAAGTAATTACTTTGTACCTAATGTAGGCTTTTCAGATGATGACTTAAGAAATGTACAAGCTATGAAGAAGCATTTTAGTGATGAAGAAGGATTAGATATATATCATACTACTAAAGGAAAGAAAACTAAATATTAATAAATTCTAGGCCTAGTAAATGTATAACCCAAAAAATATTTGAAGTAAATAGAAAAATTTTTATTTCATACTATTTATAATAAAAAATAAAACAAAAGTAAAAAAAAATAGATATGGCTGATTTGTTAATGAAAATGCCGATTCCTTACGAACCGAAAAGAGAAAACCGATGGATTTTAAGATTTCCATCATCACTTGGTATTAATGAGTGGTATGTTGAATCATTCGCAAGACCTAAGATGACTATCGCATCAAAAGAGATTGAATTCTTGAATACCTCAACATTTGTTGCGGGTAGATTTAAATGGGAACCACTTACGGTAAAATTCCGTGACCCGATCGGACCTTCAGCTTCACAAGCGGTTATGGAATGGATTCGTTTATGTGCTGAGTCAGTTACAGGACGTATGGGTTATGCCGCTGGTTACAAGAAAAATGTTGACCTTGAGATGTTAGACCCAACAGGAGTTGTTGTTGAGAAATGGATTTTAGAAGGATCTTTCTTAACAGGATACGATGGAGGTTCGTTAGCTTACAATAGTGATAACATTGCAGGAATCACTTCTACTATCCAAATGGATAGATGTATCCTTGTGTATTGATTTTTTTTAGGTACTACTAAAATATACCTAACCATTTACAATATTGTAAATTCCCATATATTTATATGTATGGGAATTTTTATTTGTAAAATATGTCAAAAAGAATGTGGTAACATTAATTCGTTAAGGTCACACTCCATTCAGAAACATAATATTTCTTCTGAAAAAATTTATCTTAATTACGTTTTAAATGGTGTAAAACCTAAATGTGAGTGTGGTTGTGGTGAAATACCTAGTTTTATATCGGTAGTTAAGGGGTATTCTAAATTCGTCCAATCACACCATAATAGAGTACCCGGTAAAAATAATTACCACAAAAATCCTGAAACTCATCAAAAGGCAATTAAGACCCAAAAGAAAAATTGGGAAGAAGGAAAGTATAAAGGTTGGTGGGAAGATAAAACACCGGAGACAATAAAAAAAATTGAGGGTATTAAGGATAAATTGAAAAACAATAAAGAAAGAGGTAAAAAAATATCTAAAAAATTAAAAGGAAAACCAAAATCTGAGGAATCTAAACGTAAATTATCAATTACTCAAAAGAAAAGATACGAAGGTAACCCACAACTTAGAGAAAATTCATCAAATAAAAGAATTATGTGGTTAAAATCAAAACAATCTAATAAAAAAACTAAATTAGAAATTAAGTTTGAAATGATGTTAAATTTAATTGGTGTTGAATTTGAGATTCAATTTGAATTTAAAAAAAGATTATTTGATTTTAAAATTAAAAACAAAGACATATTAATAGAAGTTGATGGAGATTTTTACCACTCCAACCCCAATACAAAACATTCCGAAATGTTATACGAGTCTCAAAAAATGACAAAAAAAAATGATCTATTTAAAGATGAATTATGTCAAAATCACGGAATAAAATTACTTAGATATTGGGAAAAAGATATAAATGAAAGACCTGAATGGGTCATATCAGAACTTAAGAAAGAATTATCTTTACTATAACTTCGCCACAACTATTATTAAAACAAAAACTATTATGGAGCAAGATATATATGCAGCAGGTCAAGAAGGGTTTAGCCTCCCACACGATGTAATACAATTACCAACGCAAGGGGTGTTCTACAAATCAAAGA